CAACCTTAACGGTTTCAACTTCAACCAGTCAGTCGTAGACACATCTGGTAAAGTAGTTCCTACATGGGGTGATGTTCTTAACCGTGCCAATCTTGGTATGGAAGTGATGCACGAGCGTAATGCACATAACTTCCCACTTGACTTAGCATCTGCTAACGAAACAGAAGTTGCACTTGTTGCTCCTTCTATAGGTTAATGGAAATTCTATTTCTAGTTGCTGCTATAGGCGGTGCTGCATTCGGTGCATATAAGATGACACCCAAAGGTTGATAAAACACAAACAACCTGATACAATATGGAGACCCTCACAAAAGGGTCTCCTTTTTTATTACTTTTTATAGATACTCTAGGTAAATTATTCTTATGAAAATATTTTTAGACACAGCAGATGTCTCAACTATTCTTACCCATTTTGAGACTGGTCTGATTGATGGAGTGACAACCAATCCCACTCTGATTATGAAGAGTGGTAGAGATCCTGAGGATGTGTATCAGGAACTCGCTGAAGCAGGGGTAAGGGACATTAGTATGGAAGTAGTAGGAAGTCGTGATGAGATGACCTCTGAGGGTCGTAGGCTTGCCACTAAGTTCCAAGAAGTAGCAACTATAAAGGTTCCTTGTACACCAGATGGTCTTTATGTTTGTAATCAGTTAGCAAAAGACGGTACAAAGGTTAATGTTACATTGATTTTTGATGCTGCACAGGCAATACTTGCTGCTAAAGCAGGTGCTACATATGTTTCGCCATTTGTAGGAAGGCTTGACGATAACTCGGTCAATGGGTTAGATGTAATTAGTGATATTGCAGAGATCTTTAATAAGCATTGGATTAAAACTCAGATTCTATCTGCATCCATAAGAGGAGTGAAGGCAGTCTCTACTTCTTTTGCCCTTGGTGCTCAAGTCGTGACAATGCCACCAACTGTCTTTGAGAAGATGTACAACCATGTTCTTACAGACAAAGGATTGCAATTATTTGATGCCGATTGGGCTTCAGTAGTTGCTAACACTAAATAAATTTTTAAATAGGTAATATGAAATTCACTGTTTATTCTAAAAATGGATGCCCTTATTGCGATAAGGTTAAACAGGTGTTAGAGTTATCTAAGTTAGAACATGTCATCTATAAACTGGAGGAGGATTTCGATAGACCAGGATTCTATTCTCAGTTTGGACAAGGATCTACATTTCCTCAGGTTGTAATAAATGACATTCAACATCTCGGTGGTTGTACCGAAACAGTTCAGTATCTAAAGGAGAACAAATTAGTCTGATGAAAAAAGTTGACGACTTTGAAACAGTTTATGACATGCTCGAACATGCCATCGAGTATGCTTTTGAAGGTAAAATGCAACTTAAATTTTATGAGTTTCTAAAGTATCGTAAAACAAAGAAAGTAGAAGTAGATGCTTTTCTTCAAAGCTCTACTGCTACTGAAATAGGAGAAGCGGTTTTAGAATTAAAAGAATATATTAAAGGAGGTTCTGATAACAATCACAAACAACTACGTGAGGCTTATGGACATATTCCTAAACCTAAAGCACGTAAAATACAAGCATACCTTGCAGGTATTCTTGAGGACGCAATGAGGTATAGGCATGACAAAAGACCAGGAAGACGCAAAAAAAACTCTAAATAAAGACACAACCGAGATCAATCGGGGTGTAGAATTATTACTTAGAAGGAGGAAAAAACCAGAAAAACCTAAAACATTTCAAGTAAAGTTTGGTAATTTAATTGCTATATGGAATAAAGAAATTATATTTCATTTTAATTTTTACTTGGACATCCGAAAAAAATAACAATCTCTGGGAGGAGTGCCATGTCAGAAACATTAGTAGTAACCTTGACACTTACAACAGTTGTCTCGTTACTTGCATTATTGGTAGGAGGTATGATAGGATGGATGGCAAGACAGCATTCATATGAAACAACTCCTCAAGTGATCTATACTCATCCAGAGATGTTTGATACAAATGGGAATTTGGTTCCCGATGAAATTTTAGCCCTAAGAATTGAAACACATGACACCGACGAAGAAACCGACGACTAGGAAGACACGAGTTAAACTCCCTCCTAATCCTTTTATACATGAAATTTTAGAACTTGCGAGTAAGCAAAGAACTAAAGCAAAAAAAATAGAAATTTTAGAAGAGTATGAGAGTGATGCTTTAAAATCTATTCTTATTTGGAACTTTGATCAGACTGTGGTTTCTGTTGTTCCTGAGGGTGAGGTTCCTTATAAAAAGAATGAGGTTCCTATAGGCACAGACCATACTTCTTTACGTAGAGAGTGGAAGAACCTTTATCACTTTGTTAAGGGTGGTAATGATCGTATCAGTGCTATTCGTAGAGAAACAATGTTTATTCAAATGCTTGAGGGACTTCATCCTGATGAGGCAGAAATTATTTGTTTAGTAAAGGATAAGGCTTTGGAAGATAAGTATAATATAACTTATGATGTAGTAAGAAAAGCATATCCAGACATTCAATGGGGAGGACGTTCATGACTACAAAGACCGAAAAAAAAGCAGAACCGCCAAAACAAATTGAAAAGAAAAATAATGACTATTCATGTCAGGTTGTTTTAGAAAAAACTACGCACGACAAAGCGAATGATAAACAACTTCCTAGTGATGCATTTAATGTAACTTATCTTATAGATGGTAAGGAACATTTAGATGTGACTCGTTCTGAAAAGATGGCAAATGTGTTTGATATGTATTATGATAAGTATGGAAAGGGTGCAGTTCAATCAATTGAATATGGTCATGGTACAATAAGACCTAATCTCTGGAATGTTAAAGCTCCAGAGAAAAAAAGAAGACGAAGGAGGATTAGAGACGATGAGTGATGAAATTAGGGATCAGATAAATGATATTATTGAGGGTGAAATCCAAAACAATATCAATGAATACATTGAAAAAGAAGGTAAAGGTTTTAAAGGAGAAGAGTTAAAAGTTAATGTAAATCAGGAAGAACTTAATAAATTGGTTAAAGTGTATAAAAAATTGAATAAGTATAGAAAGTCTTCTCTTTTTGCTGTACAAAATATGGATAATACTGAAAAGATAGTCAGTGAGATGATTGCGGAACTAAAAAAAGACACTAAAGAGTAAACTGTATCACGTTTTACAGAACTACTTGACTATATACTATACATGTGTTAGTATTAACACAATCGTTCAACCTGATATATTCAGGTCGCAAGTAAGCCGACTCGGAACGGATCGTTCATCTCATGAACATTTTAATCGCTGCTGTTACATCAACCGCATTTACAGGTCTTTTGACTTGTGAACAAGCGAAGGGTATTATCGAAAAGATAAAACCATCTTTTGACCATAGATCTGAGATTATACAAATAATCACGGATTCTAGTGAAGAATGTGAATGGGACGCATCATCGACTGAAGGAACGGGGCCTAAAAATCCAACTACTTCGGAGTAACACAATGGCAAAAGTCACTTATCGTGGTGTCTCTTACGACACTGATACACGTAAGCAAGCAGCAAACACTACACAGGTTCAAGAAACCTATCGTGGTGTTAAGTTCAAAAAAGAACTTGCTTCTGCTTAAGTAATCAAGGGGGTTTACACACCCCCTTTTTTAATGTATAATTATTAAAAAGGTTATACTTATGGCACTACACATGAGAGAACAATTAATCAGAGCAGTGCTGGCACATGCTCAAGGAGAGATAGAAAAGCATAAAGCAAATGTCAATGTATATCTAGAGCATCCTGCAGGTATTGGAGAGCACTCAGATATAACAGAAGCAATACAATGTGAAGTAGATAAAATCGCAAGGTATCATGATCAGATAGAAGTTGTTAATAAGTATTTTATAAAATGAATAAGGCAAAACTAAAAGTTCTTGTAAGAGCTCTTAAAGAAATTGTAGAAGAGTTGGAGTGGGAACTTTATGCTGATGCAGAAGCAGAGAATGATACTCCATCATTTTCTGCTTCACCCCATGATTATGATGAGGTCTTTAATGATTAAATTAATTAGTGTTACACCCGAAGCAGAAAAAACTATAGGATATGTTGCTCGTGTAAGTAATCCAAATAATCAAGAGAACCCTAAGGTAGCAGGTCTCTTGAAGTATTGTATACAGCATCAGCACTGGTCTATTTTTGAGCAGGCTTTCATGACTGTAGAGATTGAAACTACTCGTGGTCTTGCTGCACAGATATTGAGACATAGAAGTTTTACTTTCCAAGAGTTCTCACAAAGATATGCTGACACTAATCTGTTAGCAGATGAGATTCCTATGTTTGATCTTCGGAGTCAGGACTTAAAGAATCGTCAGAATAGTAATGATGATGTACCACAGAACAAGAAGCAAGATCTTCAAGAGAAGATTGCAGAACACTTTGTTCAATCAATGGATCTGTACAATGAACTGCTTGCTAATGGTATAGCGAAGGAGTGTGCTCGGTTTGTACTACCACTTGCTACACCCACTAGGTTGTACATGAGTGGCAGTATAAGGTCATGGATACACTATATTGATTTGAGGTCAGCACACGGCACTCAGAAGGAACATATGGACATTGCAGAAGGATGTAGAGATATTTTTAAAGAACAATTTCCTATCATTGCGGAAGCTCTTGACTGGATTTCCTAAATAATCGTAAACCCTATTAAGATTTGTATGGCTACGTACCCTGTCGTTAATCAGAAAACTGGTGAACAGAAAGAAATTATGATGAGTGTCCATGATTGGGATCAGTGGTCTGCTGATAATCCTGATTGGTCTCGTGATTATTCTGATCCTGCTAGTATGCCTCTCATGGGAGTTGAACTTGGTGAATGGAGAGATAAACTCGTCAATAAGAATCCTGGATGGGGTGACATCCTCAAGAGTGCTGAAAAATCTGGAGGTATCTCTGGAAGATTAGCAAGAACCAAAAATATTGGTACAACTGAGACGGAGGCATATTCTGATTAATATGGCAAGAAAAAAGAAAGCAGATCAACCTATAGGTGTAGGACTAACATCTAAACAGATGAAAAGAAAAAAACCCATTAATACTGATATGATGAGGGACATTGAACCCCTCACCGATAATCAGAAAAAATTATTTGAGTCTTATAAGAAAGGAAAGAATCTTGTTGCCTATGGTGCAGCAGGAACTGGTAAAACTTTTATTACTCTTTTTAATGCGCTTCAAGAAGTACTTGATCCAAGCACTCCCTATGATAAAATCTATATTGTAAGGTCACTTGTTGCAACCAGAGAGATTGGTTTCCTACCAGGTGACCATGAAGACAAGTCATCACTTTATCAGATTCCTTATAAGAATATGGTGAAGTATATGTTTGAGATGCCATCAGATGCAGACTTCCAAATGCTCTATGGCAATCTTAAGGGTCAGGATACGATTGACTTCTGGAGTACTTCATTCATTAGAGGAACTACATTAGATAGAGCTGTCATTATTGTTGATGAATTCCAAAACTTGAATTATCATGAATTGGATAGTATAATAACAAGGATTGGTACAGACACAAAGATTATGTTTTGTGGTGATGCCACTCAGACTGACTTGATTAAACAGAATGAAAGGAATGGTATTCATGATTTCATGCAGATCCTTCGTATTATGCCATCAGTTGACATCATTGAATTTGGTGTTGAGGATATTGTAAGATCAGGTTTGTGTAAAGAATATCTCCTTGCGAAACTGGAACTTAATTTATGACCTTTACTCATTGTAATTTCTTAGGTGATCTTGAATTAGAAAAGAAAGAAACTCCTGGTTGCCGACTGTACCATCTTCCTGATGGTCAGTGGGTTCCTTCTATTACGTCGGTAACTTCTTTTTACAATCGTGATATTTTTATTAAGTGGAGAAAAAGAGTTGGTATAGAAGAAGCAAATAAGATTACCAAGAAAGCAACTGCTCGTGGAACTGATTTTCATGAGGCAGCACACTC